GAATGAGTACATAGCACTAGGTGAACTAGATACAGAACAGCAAGATGACTATCAAGATGATGGACAATGATTTGTGTATGTAAAATATTTTCACTATATTTGTAAACAATTAAATTAAATAGATATGACTGAAGAATGTTATTTAAAAGCGAAAAAAATTATCGAGCATGATGAAAACTACCCAGCTTCTCATATTTCTTTTGCTTACGAGCAGATAGAGAAATGGGAGTTTGCCAATCAAAGATTATTGGAGGAGTTAAAAGCAATTAGTTGTATTGAAGATGTAGAAAATAGAATTAAAGAACTAAAACAGAAATAGATATGACAAGGAGATACAGCAAGTACAGAAAAAACCTAAGGATAGATGGCAACAAAGTAATGTCTTACGACACACACGTTGCAACAATATCCGGAGACAACCTAAAACAATTAGGGCATTGGTCTAAAACTACACAGAAACACATAAACTATGTTTCTCAAGTAATGGGCTTACATGTAGTCAAGCCGAAAAAATCACTATCAACACTAACACTTAAACACTAACACTATGTGGATAACACGCTATTTTGGAGAGAAAAAACATTTAGACAAATGGATTTCTAGAAACAAGAACAAGTACAGATACAACGTAATTTTCGTTGATAACGAGTATGCAGTAGAATATAAAGAACTAAAAAATATTGGGTGGTAATGGAAAAGAATTGGAAAAATATTGATAAAGCTATAAGTATTTGTCAAATAAGACTAACAGAAGAAATGATGAAAGGTACAAGAAGTATTGATATACTTAGCGTACTATTCGATAACGATGACTTTTGTGAGAGGTTAGTCAAGCTAGATGAACAAAATCTATACGACTACACCTTTGACCTCAAGCACGATATTGCTGGACTAAGTAGAAATGATGAACACTTTTTACCTAGAATATAAACAACAAACGAGAAAAAAGAAAAAAGAGGAGTCACACAGATTGACTAACCAAAATTCTGACACTATTGCAAAGTGTAGCAAAACAACACCAAAAGCAGTCGACCACAACTGAAACTCGTTTTTAAAACAATTAAATTATAATGTGGGATATAAAATACTTTAAAACATACGAGGGAGCAAGAAAATTTATGCTCAGAAACAACTACAAAAATAGATACAGATATGAATTAATATTTGTAGAAGATGGATATGCAGTAGAATATAAGAAACTAAAACAAATTATACTATAATGAAAGCAGAAGAAATACAAGATTACATAGAAGGACACTACGGACATATGAAACATTGTGCCGATAGTATGGAGTTAGCACTAGAATATACGGCTAACGAATATGATGTAGATGTGGAGGATTTATTCCATCTTATAATAGAGAACGAACCTATGAGTGGTACACATTCATACGGATTTCATACCGCCTACGGAAGAGGACTAATTAATACATTTAAAAATGAATACTACAATCATGCAAGATAGAATACACAAACTAAAAGGAATGCTAGAGAATATAGATAGTGGAGACTTTCACTACGATAGTTATCATTCTGGTAGAATAGAAGAGATGATAGTGCAATCACAAGTAGAAGTATGCCATAAGATAGCTAGCTACCTAGAAGAGATTATTGAAGAGGAAGAAAGAAAGCAAGATGAATTTGTTAAACTTAGACTAAAAACAAAATGAATTACAACAAAGAACAATTACACGATATGTACCTAGATTGGTTCAACAACTACCTTTCAACAGAAAAGTTTGCAGAAGATTACAACTTGAGTATGGCGGAAACTGAAAACGTATTGGATATGGGTAGAAAGATACAAGAGGCAATCAATATAAGAATAGAAGAAAAGAATATTCATACAGAGGAAAAAAATGAATATAGCTAGGGCGTTAAATGGGACATCACTATGGCTTCGCCACCGTTCGCAAGGCTCACTGAGAGAGATTTTTTTATCTTTAAAAAAAGAACTCGTGTAAAGTAAACGGTGTGTTATACTATACAGCACAATAGCAAGGCAAAGTTATGGGATATAATTTACAAAGTCAATAGAAAAACAAGTACAAACAATAAAAGTTATTAACAATTATAATAATTATGAATGAAAGAGAACAATAAACTAATAGCAGAATTTATGGGATTAGATACAGAGGTATTCTGGAGTGGTAAAGTAAACTATTATTTCAATAGTAGTTGGTACGAAGAACACGAACTATCTTACAATGTATCTTGGGATTGGCTTATGCCTGTGGTAGAGAAATGCTTAATAGGAGAAGCAGAACGAGAATATTTTATATATCAAGATATATACGATGGATTGACTAATATATCATTAAGTAGAACCTATAATGCAGTAGTAGAATTTATTAACCAAAACAATAAAAACAATGAGTAACAATTTAGATATGATGAAGATGTTCATGCTATTGACTGATATGTCAGTAGAGGACAGAGAAAGTAAAGTAAAAGCAAAATCTAGAATAGTATTTGCAACTGATGGTATTATAAAGCCACACGATTGGGACACCCTATCTTTGCACGAGAAGGAGAAAAGATTAACCTTATTACAAATAGCAAAATGAAAGTAGATAAACAAACTAAGAAAGAAATTTTAGGATACGTTGTTATGTACTTAGGTATAGTAGCTATGACAACATCAATAATTTATAACTTAATATATAACATATGAAAAGAGTAGTAGAAGATAGCTATTGTATAGAGCAAGAAACCTATACGATAGAAATATATTACAGATATTATTCGGACACTGGAAATTGGGAGCAACCACCTGAAGAAGATATAGAAATAAAGAAAGTCGAATATAATGGTATAGATATTACAGACATGTACTTTGACTTGATGATGACTGACTCAATAGAAGAGGGATTAATAGAACAAGCAAGAAATAATTAATAGTAAGGTGTGTAATGAGTAGCTTGTGCTATACACACTTAATAAGAGTAAAGTCAGTTGCGACACCAATCTCTTACCTTACTATTCTTAACAATTAACATTAAACTAAATTAAATTATGGACAAACAAAAATTATTCACACTAGGATTTGCAACATTCAGTTTAACCCTATCATTATCACTATGGTTCTTTGGAGACAAACAATCAGCGATATATGTAGGACTATGGGTATCAGCAGTACTAACACTAGGACAATATAAAATTAAATAATATGGGATACAGAAGTAAAGTAATCTTTGGAGCCAAGAAAGACTCAAGAGATAAAATGGATAAAGTTTTAGAAAAACATGACCTACAAGACTCATTCAAATGGTATGAAAAGACTTACAGTTGGAGCGAGTTTGATAAAAAAAATAATAAAATAACTTACACAGAGTATTGGATTGTTTGGGTAGAAGACTATCTCAAGTGGTACGATGAGTATGAAGATGTTATGGCGGTCAATAAATGTATTGATGACTTAGGCGATAAAGGATTCATGTTTGCTTTAGGTGAAGATAATGTTATACACTCTGAGATAGGGGAATGGTGTGAATATGTAAACCATATATGTAAATTAGAAATTAAATAAATAAAATTATGAGAGCAAAAGAAATTAAGTATCAAGTAGTTAAAAGACTACAAGAATTAGCGGAAGCAATAGATGATAAAAAGTATCACTATACATCAGATGATTTTAAATATCGTATAAGAAAGATTGAAATTATGTATGATGATTACATAAATCTAAAGCAAGATATTGAATATAAACCAATAACAGAATTTAATAAAAGTTTTAAGTAATGAGTAAACACAGAATACCAAACGACAAATGGATTGAGTTTATTAGCGAGATAGCTACACAACTCACCGAACTAAACTTTCATGAGGATACCTTTGATATGGATATAGAAAGGAATGAACTAGGATTTACAGAGGAGACTCAAGATTTCTTCAATGAAAGATATGATGAAGTAGAAACACTACTAGAGAATACACTAGATATAACTAACGATAAACCAGAGTATTATGAAAGTTAAAACTATATTAATAATGAAACCTAAAGTACACGAAGTTAAAATATCACCACTATTCTTCAGAGATGTTTCTGATGATGTAAAGTCATTTGAGGCTAGGTTTGATGATAGAGATTATAAGGTTGGAGATGTTATGATACTAGAAGAATATTCTAATTGTAAGTATACTGGTCGTGAAACTCATAAAGTAATAACCTACAAACTAGATGGAGGTCAGTACGGAATTGAAAAGGATTGGTGTGTATTAGGATTAAGAAGTATGAATGATAAAGATTATAAAATAATGGAAGAATGACAAAAGAACAAAAAGTAGAGCTTAATTTATTAATAGCTATATTTAGATGCTTTAATGAACAGCTGTATAACTTAAAGGGAGCTCACTCCAAAGTGGTAAAAATGAAGTTCAATAGGTTACTGAGGACATCTGACCAATACGAGAAAGAAATAATTAATTGGACAAACAATGATGATATAGACATTGTGTATGATAACATGATGGACTTAATTATTGAAGTCAAAAAACAAGTATTAGAAGATGAAAAATGAATATAATAAAGTTGTAGAAAGAAAAGATGTTACTGTAAAGAATATGATTGAATACTACAATAAAAGCAACAGGTTTAAAAATAAAATATCTTGGGATAACTATTACCTATTAACTGGCTGGACACACAAACAAAGAACAAAAGATGGAAGAGGAAGATAAATCAAACAACGTAGATAATGTTAAGTCATTACAACTAAAAGCTATGCTTAATAGTTCTATTGAGGAAAACAGAAATTGGAATAAGATTGTGTTATCTACACACAATATAAAGAAGTTAAAAAATATGATAGAATTTGTAAAATGGAGAGAGGAAATATGTTTGAAATAATAGTAACAGTAATATCCTATACATTCTTTTTCTTTTTATTTTTTGTAACTATGTTTACTTTCTTATCAATGATATTTTTACTACCTTTAATTAAAATAACATCATGGATAAAGAGACACAAAAATCAATGAATAAATTGAGACCATTAATATTTAGGATAGTAATGGACACAATTTCTGAATATCAAGACATGGAAGAATATGTTCTTGAAGAGGAAATGTATATCTATATAGTAAATAACATTGATGCTATTAAAACTTTATTCGATGACTTTGGTAAAGATAAGGAGATAAATATAATAATGAATTATCTGATTGATTACTTTACTAAAATTGAAGAGTATGAAATTTGTTCAATCATACACGAAATAAAAACAGAAATAAATACTACGGAATAATTTTGCAGATGTAAATCTTTTTTATTATATTTGCTGACAATTTAATTTAATTTAACAACAATGAAAACAATCAACATCAAAGGGAAAGAGTATATCCCAGTAAACGAAAGACTCAAACATTTCAGACAGAATTATCCTAATTACTGCTTAGTAACAGAGCTTGTTCAGGCTACCGAACAGCATTGTGTTTTTAAAGCTAGCATAGTAAATTCTGATGGAATACTTATGGCTACTGCACACGCTCACGAGACACAAGCAGATGGTTATATCAACAAGACTAGCTTTATTGAGAACTGCGAAACTTCTGCTTGGGGTAGAGTTCTTGGTAACTTTGGTATAGGTATAGACACATCTGTAGCTTCTGCTGATGAGGTTAAAACTGCCGTATCTAAGAAGAAGGCTCCAGTAAAACCTAAGTCTTCACCTAAGCCTAAATTAACAGCACCTCAGTTGGAGGCTATGTTGAAGGCTATTGAAGATGGTAAAGGTGATGTAGTTAAGGGTAAGATTTCTAATTACACATTGACTAAACCTCAGTCTGATTTAATTAGTCAAGCTTTAGCGTAATGTTCGAAAAGTTTATCAAGAAGTTTGTCGATGACTCGGCTTACTACTCTGATTTTGACTTTGTTACTAACTCACAGTTAGGTAAAATTGCAGTGAGTCCAGCTCACTATCAACACTACAAAGACAACCCTTCAGAGAGAGAAGAAACAAGAGCACTCATTTTTGGTAGAGCTTTCCACTTATGTATCCTAGAAAAAGATAAGTTCGATGAACTTGTTGTTATGGAGCCTAAGATGGATAAGCGCACCAAAGATGGCAAGGCTATGGCTAAAGAGTTTGCTGAAGAGAATGAAGGTAAGCTCATTCTTACACCAGTTGAATGGTACAGTTTAATTGGTATGAGAAACAGAATATACTCTTGCAATGAGGCTACCGAACTGCTATCTAAAGGAACCCCTGAAGATGTTATGGTTTGGGAAGACCCTGACACCAATGTTCTTTGCAAGTGTAAAGCTGACTGGGTTAATCTTGAAGATGGATATATCATGGATATAAAAACTACTCAAGATGCTACACCAAAAGGATTTAGAAACTCCGCTTACAAGTGGGGATACGACAGGCAATCTGCATTTTATTCTGATGCCTTCGGAGTTAAGAATTTTATATTCATAGTGATAGAAAAATCTGCTCCTTACAACATAGGGGTTTATAGTTGTGGTGATGACTTCATGTCTGGAGGAAGAGCTAAGTATAAACACTTATTAGGAATGTATAAAGACTACTTTGTTGAAGAGAATAAAGAGCCTTATGAATTTACTTGGATAGATGAATTATAAAAACAAAATTATGAGAAAAGAAAATGGATTGACAGCAGAGATGCAATTAAAAGGTATATCTAGAAATAAACTTTCAAAGATGACCGACATATCATTACCAACATTAAGGAAGTATCTGAATGAGCCTTCATTATTTAGTGTTAAACAAGCTAGAAAGATTAATAAAATTATGGATGTTTCAGATGATTACGGATTTAAAAAAATGTTTTTATGATGGTAGATTCTATAACAGTTTTAGCGTTCTTAGGAGTTTTGCTTGTAGGAGTACTTCTAGGTTCATACGCAAATAATAAAAATAATGAATAATAAATTAGTAGTTATATGGCCGAGTTAAACGAGGAATCAATAGATGTTGATGAGATAAAGCAATTACACGACAGAATAATGGATGTAATCTGTGTAGTTTGTCAAGTATCTATAGATGATATAAAGAGTAAAAAAAGAAACAGAAATATAGTAGACTCAAGGGTATTATACTCTCACTTTTTAAGAAAGTACACTAATTATAACAAGAGCAGAATAGGTATTCTAATAATGAGAGACCATGCTACAGTTATACATTACCTTAAAAATCACGAAAGATACTTAGAAACTGATTTTGAATATAAGGTAGTTTACAATCAATGTGAGGCATTGATAAAAGAAAAGTTAGACTTGTATGATTTCTCTAATCAGATAACATACATAGAGAGTTTAAATAAAGAAATAGAATTTCTTAAAGAAAAATGCTTGGAATACAAAGACAAGTATTCAATACTTAATTTTAAGTATAATAAACTTTGTAATATTATTAATAATTAATTATTTGAATTATGAAATCAGAAACGATTTATTGTGGAAACGGAAAGGAAGTAGTATTTGAAGATGGTTCTTCTATTGTAAACTTTAGTGTTTCTTTAGGTAAGATTAAAGAACATGTTTATGACTACAAAGGAGAAAAGTACATCAATCTTACAATCGCTGGTAACAGAGATGGAGAGAATGAATACGGAAAAACTCACTACGTAAAGGTTAACACTTACAAGCCTGAAGAGAAGACAGCTACAACAAAAACTGCTGCTTCAGACGATGGTTTACCATTCTAAGAAATACCCTTGTTGTTTATTAGAGGGGAGTGACTACATCGGTAGCCTCCCTTCTAATTACATTAATTATGAAGGTTAAGATAGAGATAGAGATAATAGATGAAACTGTTACTGATGATGAATTAAAATCATTGTTAGCTGAGGGATTATATAATATATGCTACAAGTGGGTTGTCAATGAAGAACCTCCATTTATAGAGTTCACAAACAGTGAGCCTAAATCAAAAGAAAAAGGATTTTTTAAACTTAATTGGGATGAAACAGAACAGTAATTTAAAAAGAAAATACATCTCTAGAGTAGATGGTTTACTAAGAGAAAACGCATCTCTTAACGCTAAGTTAGGGGTTGATAGTACTAAAACAGAAATAGAAAAAATAAGAAAAGAGATAAGAATAAACATAAGGAAGATAAAAGATTTATGTCCTTACACTTACTCTGTAATAGAAGTAGATGATAATCATAAAAAATTAAAGTAATATGTTACTGAGGGTAAAAAACACATTCATTGATACAACTAAGATATTACTTTGCGAAATGGATACTTATATCATTACTATCTCTTTGAGTGGAGCAATGGAAACATATGATATAGTTTTTGAAAGTGAAGATGATTGTATTGAAGAATTTAATAAGATTTGTAAAAAGCTATCTGTTGTAGATATAGACAAAGTAAAAACAAAGAAATCTTCTACAACTGCTGATGATAAAAGAGAACTATTTGACACATTCTGGGAGTTGTATCAGAAGAAGATAGGTTATAGTAAATGTCTAGAGAAATGGATGAAGTTTGGTATATCTACTATGAGTGAGATAATAAAGTCAGTACCTAAGTATGTTAAGGATACACCAGATGTAAAGTACAGAAAAAACCCTTTGACTTGGCTTAACGGAAAATACTGGGAAGATGAGCCTTTAAAAGAGAAAGAGAAAGAGAAAGAAAAATTTAACCACGAAGAATTATTTTAGTAATGAGTTTAGCCAACGACCAAATTACAATAAACAAAACAGAGGGAGAGATAAGAGCCGTATGTAGGTCTTGCTCTACAGATAGAAAAAAATCAAAAGAAAAGTGCCTAGCAATTAACGCTGAAAGCGGAGCTTACATTTGTCATCATTGTGGAGACTCAGGAATAATAGTTAGTCATAGAACAATGGGCTCAAAGGAGCAAAAGTATGAGAGGCCTATTGCTAGTAACGCAACAAACCTTTCAGATAAATTATATGAATGGTTCAAGTCTAGAGGAATATCTGCTGGGACAATTATAAGAAACAAGATTACTCAATCATGTGAATACATGCCTCAAGTAGGTAAGGAAAGGAATACCATAAACTTTAACTACTATAGAGATGATGAATTAATAAATATTAAATACAGAGACTCAGAGAAAAACTTTAAACAAACTAAGAATGCCGAGAAGATATTCTACGGTTTAGATGATATACAAGATTGTAATGAAGTATATATAGTAGAAGGAGAGATGGATAAGCTTTCTTTAGAGGAGGTTGGTATAACAAACTGTGTTAGCGTTCCTGATGGAGCACCAAATCCAGGCACAAAAAACTATGACAACAAGTTCAGTTATCTTGACAACTGTTGGAGTTACTTTGATACAGTTGAGAAGATACATATTTGCTCAGATAATGATACCAATGGTAGGGTTCTTCTTGAGGAAATAAGTAGGAGATTAGGTAGAGAAAGATGTAATATAGTATCATTTCCAGAGGGCATAAAAGATGCCAATCAAATGCTAATGGAACTTGGTCCTATTCAATTAGAGGAATGTTTGAAGAGTTCACAACCTTATCCAGTTGAAGGAATATTTACTGTTGATAGTGAAAGAGGATACATGCTTGATGTCTTCCATAATGGAAAGAAGAAGGGACTTACTACTGGCTATAAAATATTAGACAATCATTACAAACTTAGAACATCTGAACTAGATGTGTGGACTGGTGTTCCAGGCTCAGGTAAGACAATGATGGCTATGCAGATTATGCTAAACGCATCTGTTCTGTATGGTTGGAAGTGGGGAGTATTCTCTCCTGAGAATTATCCAGTAGGAGATTTGTTTGACTTGCTTGCAGAAATGTATGTAGGAAACACATCTGACATGGAGAAAGACAAGAGAATGAATGAGTATGAATATGAAAGTGCTATGCAGTTTTTGAATGAGCACTTCTATGCTATATATCCTGAAGATGATTTCAGCTTAGATAATGTACTAGCAAAATTTAAACATTTAGTTATGCGTTACGGAATCAAGGGATGTCTTATAGACCCATTCAATCAGCTTGACCACGAGTTCAGAGGTAAAGATGAAACAACTTATATAGGAGAGGCTTTGACTAAGATTAGAAGATTTGAACAAGTGAACGACTTGAAGTTCATAGTAATAGCTCACCCTAGAAAAATGGATAAAGATGAGAGTGGAATGCACTACAAGATGCCAACCGCATATGATATTAGTGGCTCTCAAAACTGGTTCAACAAAGCAGACAATGTAGTCTGTATACATAGAAATAACCCACAAGATACCTTTGACACTTCCGTAAGGTTCAATATTCAGAAAGTAAAATTCCAAAAGTTAGTTGGCATACCTGGTGAACAACTTCTGAAGTTTGATAGGAGGTCGAACAGGTATCTTGACTTGGGTAACAGTTGTCCATTGGATAGAGTCAGTATAACTCATTCTGTTTTATTTGCCACAAATCCTAGAAGTAGTTATTATACTAAATAAAATACATATGACAGCAAAAGAATTTTTAAAGAAAAAATCAAAAGGTAGAATACATCAAGGTAATATTAATGAAATAGCAAGACTTCTAGAAGAGTATAAGAAGATAAAATTTCAAGAATATTTTATGATGATAACAAAAATAAGATGAAGAATTGGAACAGTAAGAAAGGAGAATGGACAGATATTATCAAGAAAGACACAAGAGAGAAAGCTATGTTAGCTCAATTCTTGAAACTTCAAGGAATGTCTTTAAAAATGATAGCGAATAAACTATCATTGAGCGAAAGTAGAATTAATGAATATTTAAAAGAAGATGAGTAAATTAGAAAAAGGATTTGTTTCTCAAGAGGGAATAGCCAGAGCAAATATAATGTTGGCTCTTTTAAGAGCTTTTTGTGACTCAATACAAGGTATGGAAGGAATACAAAGGCATCAACTAAAATTAAAGTACAATAGATTAGTAAAGACATCTCAGCAGTACATAAAAGAGCTTGAGAAGATAGAAGGTTTATCTGATGGATACATGAATATATATGAACAAATAAATGATTTACTTTATGAGAAAAGAGATATATCTACTGGAAACGAGAGTGAGGTGGTGGAAGACAAAGAAAACTCCGTCAGGGAAGAAGATAAGAGAAAAGAAAAGTAGAGAGAAAGTTATAGAGATTATAACCACAGAGAAAGATGGCGATGTAATGTCTAAAGACCAACATATAATGAATAAGATAAGAAATAAGTTGGGTTTATCAATAGATGCTAAGGTTGATATTGTTATAATTGAAAACACGAAAGAACAATCATTAGGAATGAGCAATGACATATACTAAGTTTAAATCAGATTTAATTGTAGGAAACGAAGGAGAATGGAATGCCGTAAACTTTCTTAAAAAAGAATACGGTGTTTATGATGAAGAGTATAATGGAGACTGGCGATGGGATATATCTGTAAAAAGTTTATCTACTAAAAAGACAACTTACTTTGAAGTTAAGACAGATGTTTATGGTATAGACACTGGAAACATGGCTATAGAAATAAGATACAAAGGAAATCCTAGCGGAATATCACATACTCTTGCAGATTATTTTATATATTACTACAAGAATCTTGATGAGCTTTATATGATAAGATGTGAAGACCTAAAGAAACTAATAAAACAAAACATAAAAGAATTAAAAGTCGTAATGGGGGGAGATAATAATCAAAGTGAGCTGGTTCTAATTAATAGAAGAGATTATTCAGACCACTTTCAAATGTTTTATCATACCTATGAACAAAAAAGTAAGGAACGCAACAGTATCTAAGAAAGGAAATAAAACCTTTCGCTCTAAACTAGAGCTGTTTACATACAATGAGCTGAAGAAAAATAAAATAGAATTTCAGTATGAGGAAGTTAGATTTGAACTGATACCTCCTTTTAATTTTGACTCAATATCATTGGAAAAGAAGAAGAGTAAGGGTAGAAATATTCTAAAGTATACTCCAGATAAAGTTAGAGCTGCAACATATCTTCCTGATTTCGTTAATCTTAAAGAAGGTTGGATAATAGAAGTTAAAGGATTAAGAACAGAAGCTTTTGACCTTAGATGGAAGCTATTTAAAAAATACCTTGTCGATAATGGTTTATTTTACGACCTTTACATGCCTGGAAATCAGGCTCAAGTAAAAGAAGTTGTTAAATTAATAAATAAAAATTATGATAGGTAATATATTAGGAGGTTTATTCAGCAAGATAGTAGATAACGCAGAAGGAATACTTGATGAAGTTATTACTACTGATGAAGAACGTGACAAAGCTAAGTTAGCTTTACAAAAATTATTATTAGATGCAGAGCGTGAAGCTTTTGCTAAAGAAGTAGAAGACAGAAAAGACGCTAGGAGTCTTTATAAAGATGACGCTATTATACAAAAAATATTGGCCACTCTTTTTACTGCCGCATACTTTGGATTAACATACATTATGTTTAGATACTTTGTACTTAATACGATAGAATTATCAGACTATGAAATAGGATTTATATCCACTGTTTTTGGAGCTATGTCTAGTAAGGTCAATACTATTATTGATTTCTTCTTTGGAGGAAGCTCAAACAATAATGACAAGTAAAAAAAAATAGACTCCCGATTAAAGGAGCCTATCACAAACAAAACAATGAAAAAACAAAGTGCAGTCAGAACGACTGCGAGAAAGAAGTTATATACTTTTATATCTTATTGTTACCGATTCTTTTTGTTCCAAAGCCTTAGCAATATAAGGATAAATCCTTTTGTAAGCCTGCGTAGACTGACCAATGAATCCGTCTTTTTGTACCAAGTTATTAACTTGGGTGTCCCCAACAAGGAGACAACCAGCGGTATGCTCGTCTGTGTTTCCGCAATGAATAAGAATATAATCAAAGCCAGGAACATTATTAATCTGTAGCATTCCTTTGTGGATGTCAGCAAACCTTTTCTGGTACTTAGAGTGAAAACCGCCCTCTTTACGAAAGCCAATCTCATAAATGCCATCAGGAATACGAGTCTCACCAAGAACCTTATTGTATCTGTACTCATCTTCTAATGTATACGCAAGAAAACTTTTGAGGTCACGATTAGTTACATCAAAAAGTAATCCAGATGTTGAATCTTCTCCGCTACTGAATCTGAGTACTTCTAATCTCATACTATCCCTTAGTATAGAATGCAAATTCTCCTACAACAGCAGCAGTAGCAGAAACAGCAGTTAATCCTTTAGCTCCCTTCAAAGGAAAGAATGCAAACTCTTCAGCACCTAAATCTAAAAAGGTGTTTCCAGCTGCATCTTGCAAAGTTATTATGTTTGCAGTTGTAGCTCCGTCAGCAGCTAATTTACCTGTGTTTTTAAAATAAACATAAGCGATAGAAGTTTGTGCAGTAGTCAATAGTGCAGTACCTGATGAGGTTGCACAAGATATTTTTCCTGGTCCTGAGCTAGTATGAGTTGTAGTAAGTCCAGTATTCACCGAGAAATTTAAACTATCAGATGAAGCATCAGTGCTTAAAAGTGATAATGTTGGTGTTAATGTAGCCATTTTAAATTATTTTTTACAAATATAGTTAATTATTTCTTAAAGCCTTTCTGTACTCTCTGATATATTCTTCAGGAGTTTTGTTGCTTTGTTCTTTTTTAGGTCCGTATTTTTTAGGAAATACACTTTCTAAAGATTTACCATCTCTCAAAACATTTCCAAAGTATTCTCTAGCTCCTTGCCTACCTAAGAAGTGAGATAGTGCTGCCACCTCATCCTCCGTATAAAGGCCTTCAATAACGCTTTTATATTCCTTAGATAGCTCCTTGGCATTTCTATATAGGCCTGGAACATCTTTCTTTAATGTTCCTTCAAACCTTTTTTCAAAAAATCTATCTTGAAGACTGATGTCCTTAGCAAAATCATCTCTAGTTAATCTAGACATTCTAGTAGGACCTGGAAGGTCCATATCTTCTATCTCACTAAATCTCTGTCCGTACTTTCCAGTAGCAGTGCTTTCAGGATTAATCATGAGAACACCACCTAAAGACTCAACCTGAGATATACCTACTTTAAGTTTATCAAACATCTGAGCCTTATATGTTTTTTCGTCAGGGATATTTGCTGGAATTATTTTTTTGTATGAATCCATTTTTTTGTATCCATCATTATTTCCTCCGTTGCTATACCTTTTTATTAACCTAGAGCTAACATCTCTTTTGTTTAATTTAGCCATGATTCTTTTGTATTTTAAATTCTGCCTTTAAACTTCCTCCATCATGCTCAACAAACTTTCCTGTATGTTTCATTAACTTGTATCCGCCTTTATGTTTCATCCAATGATAACCAGCTGGAGCTTTAACCATCATGCCATCCTTAGCGTTTCTAACTTTTTTAGCTAGTTCTTTATTGTATGGTGCACTTGGTTTACCTGATGCAGTAGCATCTTTTTTCTTTTTATTTTCAGCAGCCTTTTGACCTGGAGTTAATGAATCTCTAACAGATTTAGGCAAGTATCTTCCACCCTTAGTTCCTGATACATTATCCCATTCTTGCTCTGTCCAATTCTTTAGACTCTTCTGTGATTTTTTTAAATTTGCCATATTAATTTGTATAACCTCCTCCAGCTTTTTTATATGCTACAGCTAACATTTGAGCCTTACGAGCTGACCATTTACCTGGAGGTCCACCTTTGCTACCAGCTTTTATTCTTTGAAATATTCTTTTCCTCATCCCAGGCTTAGTATAGTTACCAGCTTTATTTACTGTAGACTTACCACCTTTTTTATATTCTTTTACTAATTTCATAATACTACCACTTTACTTTGTTAGCCCAGTAAGCAGCACTCATCTTTCCTTTAGCAATATTCTTGCCATGTCTAGCCTTGAATGAAGCTCTCTTCTTCTTCATCTTAGATGACTCTCCTGATTTAGGTTTACCTGCTGTGCTAGCACCCTGCTCTCCAAATCTAATTAATTTAGTTTTATCTCCTTCCTTAGCCATAACAACGTGAGACTTCTTAGAATGATTAGGGGTACGCTTAGGAACATTAAATCCACTTAAACCTAACCTCTTCATTGTTGCTCTAGCAGCAGAGAACTTATCTTTTTTTACTAATTTTGCCATATTATTCTTCTTCTCTTTTATTTTCTAATATCATTAAAAAATTATTAAACTTACTATCTTTTCCTGGCTCTATAACTCCTTTATTTCTAGATAGTTCAACAAACTTATTTAATTCTTCACTATCCTTACCATATTTATTTAAGTATAAGTTATAAAGACTTATATATGCAGATGCAGCATTTTCTGGAGTGTAACTTTTAAAATCATTTATCATGTTTAAAGCATTATTAGTTCCATATTCATAACCATCGTCAAAAGCTTCCTTAGTCATTTCTTCCATGAGCTCATTTTGCAAGTATTTAACAAAATCTTTTTTAGTTTCAAAAGATGGTTTATCTTCTGATTCTTCGTTATCTATAAAAGTATCATCAATATCATAATCATCACCAAGATTTTCTTTAAGTCTCATTTTGTATTCATCCCAAGAGTTATCCATAAATCTATTTTTATCTTCATCACTAGATTTTTCATCCATCATGATTTGATTGTATATTTTAGAATACTCTTTTTTAAGTTTAGATGAAGTGTTTTTTCTAGTTAAATCCTTAGTTTTCCCCTTCAATATTGCATCTGTTCTAGGGTCTCTACTATAACTTGGAACAGAACGAAGAACAGTTCCTTCAACAGATTCTCCTAAAGCTTGTACAAACCCTCTGTTTAACTGTCTATCAAATTCTTTTATTTCATACTTATCCATATCTTGAGTCAACTCATTATAAACAGTAGAAAATCCTTGTAACCAAATATTTTTTCTAGGGTCTGTAAGGAATTTAGAAACAACAGATTGCAATCTTGCTGGAGACATGTCTGTTGCTTTTCCGATGTCTTGAAAAACTTGCATAGTCTCTCCGTACACAATTTCTGTTTCTGGGTCTATATCATCATAAGGACTTCTGTAAACTTCCTTATCTTTAAACGTGTCATAGTTTGCTATATAAGCAATAGCAGCATCTACAATAGGAGGACCAGTTATTATCTCTTTTATATCTGCAAGTCCAGTTATTGGATTAGACAATTCAAAAGCTATCTGCATATTACTCTTTGTGTCTTCGTCAATATAGTTGCCAAATTCTCCTGAAAAATTAGGATTTACTCCTGTTTGCTGAAGATAAGAAAAATCTTCAAACAAAGTTGTAAAAGGAATCATAAAGTGGTCTTTTCTTATTCTAAGATATTGACTTTCTCCTTGTTCATTTTTAAAAGGCAAAATAAGTATATAATTATTTATTTTCTCATATTGACTAATTTTATCATAATCCTCTCTGTATCTAGATAAGTTTGCAGCTGTTAGACTCATAGCAGCAATACCTAATTGAGATATTTTAAATGTAGATTTTACAGGATTATTTATCATATATTTTGCCCCTACTCTAAATCCTTGAAGAGAAGCATTTAAGTAAGGCATATAAGAATCCATCTTTTTAGAAATGGTTCCTCCTTGAGAGAAATCCATAGTTGCCCTAGCGTCTTCAGTTGCTAATTTTTCTATTTTATATAATTCTTTATCGTTGGGTTTTCTGCCATTTGAACTTTCAAATTCAGCGGTTCTATTTTTTATTTGTCTATTTCTAACAGCCATACGAATTAAAATCTCAGAAGTTTCTCCAGTCCAAGACATAGCGTTAGATATAGAGTTCATTGATTTCTTAAATCTACCTTCTCCTTCTCCTATTTTTACTTTCCCCTGAGTAGATAAAAAATCCATACCCATTCCTTGTTCAATAGCCTTCTGATATTCTGGACCTCTATTTAAAGAGGTAATTAATACAGAATTTATGTCTGAAGTTAATTGTGCTGCTCCTACAGGTAAAACAGATGAGTAAACATCCGTACTCATCAATACATGCTGAAAGTCTCTAGGAAAGTTAGTAAGTGCAAAAAGAGGATTGGTTCCAGTTGCCATAGTTTTGAGAATACCAGTACCACTCATAATTCTTGCAAAATTAGAGCCTGTCGTCTTACTAGAAAAAGAAGACGCTATTTCACTGTCTATAGCAATTTTAACTACCTCTCCATCAACCATAACATCCATAACCTCATATCCTTCTTGCTTAGGATTTTTTCTGTCTATAACATATCCAAAATCGCTAACATCTTTACCTTGTTTTGTAGCTTCATTAATGAAGTTCAATACAGATTTTCTAGAATCATTTAAAAATAATAATTTTTCAGTAGCTAAAATTTGCTTTTGTATTAGGTCTGTGGCGTTGTTATATAGCACGTCTGATGAACCTCCCTCTAAAGATGAAAGTATTCCGTCTATAGATTCTATATTTTTTTCTGTTGAAGCCCCATCAAGAACACTAGGATTTTGCTCCGCCCCATTAAGAATTTTATTTAAAAATACTCTAGGAGAATAATCCATATCCTTTAACCTTTCGTAAGTTTCCTTGCTTATTAATCCACTTTCATACTTGAGCTTTAATAGATTTCTAGTAGATTCAAAGTAAATATCAGCTCTTTCTTTAGCTCTCTTGTAGTCAGGATTATCAACATTTTCATTTAAAAAAGCTTGAGCATCAGCTGATGTTAACATTATACCATCTTTAGATGTTGTATGTTTAATTCTCCATGGAAATGTTTCAGTATCTAAACCTTCTGGAACAGTCTCTTCACCCATCATAAGATTTCCGTTTTCAGAATCAAATGTTAATCCCATTTTATCTGACAAATTATTTATCTTTTTTAACGTATCTTTATATAAATCAGAATCGGTATCCATAGATGACAACTCCTTGATAAGCCCATCTGTTTGTAGTTTTATTCTGTCATAATGAGCATCTAAAGATATAACACGCTGAAACTCTATTATTTCATCACTTAATCTTCTTTCGCTTTTACTTAAATGAGACTTACCTATACCCCCATCCATCTCTCTTACTACTTTTCGAGATTTTGATTTAGCTGATGCTGAAGCTCCGTTTATAAGATTTCTGAAGGCTATAGCTTCTAAGGATTCAACACTTAGGTTGTATTCTTCTCCAAGTTTAATTAACTCATTTTTGAATCTGTAATTCTCATCAAAAAACCATTGATTCATTTTTATTTTAAGTTCCTCAACAGTTAATTTCTTTTTTCTATTGAACTCTTCTTTTCTTCTTTCATTTACAGAACGTGCAACACTAGAATCTCCAGGTCTATTAGATTGTCTTGTTTCTTCTTCAACATTAACCTCTTTACTATTAACAGGCTCTGACTCTAATTCTGTTTCATTGACTTCTATAATTCCATCAGAGTTTCTATTTGGTGCGTTAACATTTACTTCACTATAGCCTGAGTCCATGTATCTTCTAAAAGACTCTTCATTGAAATCTTCATTTGAAGGTTTGTTTGATTTTATGTATTCAATACCTTGTTCAACAGCTTTAGAAATAGCTACTCCAGCTTTTATAGCTTTTATTGTTATATCAAGACCAGCTTTGACGGTAGCGGTTACTAAGAATGGGTCTGCCATCATCATGCCATCATCAATTCCATCACGAATGCCTTCAAGTTTTCCTATTAGTCTATCTGTGTAAGACTCTGTTACATTAGCTGTCTCAATCTCAGACAATCTCTCTGTAATATCAGGAAGACCCTCTACAGTTTCTCCAGTGCCTCCAACTTCAATAACTTTACCTTTTTCCAAATCATAAAAAGATTCCTGATTGTAAGCTATAGCTAATTGCTCAGCTTGAACAGCATTAGAGGATGGTACTAAAGCAACTATATCTAGATAAGACTTTCCAGATAAACCGCTAGTAAATGTTCCTACCGCTAAGTTTTTACTTCTATCTAATATATCCTTATGCTTTACCTTAAAGGCCTCAATCTCTTGTTGAGTAAATGTTTCCCCAGATTCTTTTACTACAGAAATTTCAGGGAATATACTTACAGAAAATAATTTTTTTCCGTCAAGATTTCCTATTTCTTCATTAAATGTAGTTCCTCCTTCTACAGTTCCGTTTTGAGTTCTTTCCATGTTGAGCTCAAACTGCTCTTTATTTAGCTCAGGCTTATTGAACACATAAGGTGTATCCTTAGTTACCTTTATATCTTCTTTTAAGTTCTGTGAGTCTGATACAGAAACACTGGTTCTAACTACTTTCTTTCCGTCTACCCCTAAAAATTTAATCTCACCAGAATCATACATAGTTCTTAGTGCGTCTTCTAGTTGAGCTCTTTCATCACTCTCTACATTATTGACGTAATCGCTAATACCCTTTTGAATATTAACTGTACTCATGCCTAGGTCAAGTCTACCTAATTTATTGTTATTCTTTCCGTCTACCTTATTAGATAAAGCGTTTTCTATTTGCTCAGAAACAAACGTATTAGATTCTTCACTAAACTCTATAGTAGGTTCAATGTCAACATCTTCAGTTATAACTGTCTGCATGTCAGGCAGTTGATTAACTATATCATCAGGAAGTAATCCTATCTTTTGGTCTGCATATTCTCTTTCAGATAGAGGAACGTAGTCAGGGTCGCCTTTCTTAGGTATGGAGCCATCTTCTCTTCTTATCTGCTTGCCAAAGTTAACCCAAGAGTTTTGCCCTCTAGTCTCTGTTGTCATAGCTCTTCTAGCCTCAGGACTATACATACGAGAATGATTGACCCAAGCGTTCTCCTCACCCTTTGGTCCAAATCCATTTCCTAGCTCTGTATGACCGAAAAAGTCATGGACAAATCTAAATAAGTCATTGACCACCAATGGCTCTCCATTAATATCGGTAAACTCTGTTTCAGATAGTAAAGGATTTTCTGCTCTCTGCTCTTTAGTAATTCCTTCTTGACCAAAACCAGACTCAGTAGAATAGATATACATATGTTTGTTGTCCCTAACATCCTTAATCATCTCTGCTGAGTTAGCGTAAGGTTCTCCCTCACCCTTCCATATTTCTACTTTATATCCTTTGTTAGACACTAAGTTAAACTGGTCTATAGTTTCCTTAGCCATAGCCTCATAAGCTGCTACAACCTCAGGATTTGTAGGGTCGTGCTTCATAGCATCGAAAGCATCAGCTATACGTTTAGAATTTTCTATGTCTATCTCTGGAATAGGTCTAGCACCAGTAGGAGTTACACCTAAGCCTTCAGAGTTGTTCTGTAGATATTCATCAGCTATCAAAGCTGTTTCTTTTACAGGGGCGTTAAACAGTTTGGAGCCTTCACGAACTAATGTTGCCTCTCCGCCTCTTTGTTTAATAGACTCATCATCAACTAAAGCTGTTCCTTCAACGAAAGCTTCATTATCAAGTAAAGATAACTGAGTTCCAGGTTCGCTTTGTTTATGTTTTTCTATTAGTAGGTTTAGTTTAGCTAAAGCCTCTTTTATTTTTTTATCTTGATTAGGGTCTCCATACTTTTGATTAATCTCATCTATCGTAAGATTAAGCATACCTGCATTGAATGCAGAAGAGAACATAGTACATGTCAAAGCCGTAGCAACTAACTTATCTAAAACTTCATCACCAGTTCTACCAAATGTTTGCTCCAGTGCATTTTCCCAATCAAATCCATTTTTAGTTAGATTGTTAAGCATGTCGCCAGAATATTCAGCAATAGTCTCTCCTGCTCCACCGCCTAAAATTCTAATAGAATATGCTCCTATATTTATTCCTTTAGCACCAGCACTTTCAAATGCTCTCCTTATAATATGATACGCTTTGGATTGAGGAAAGAATGTCTCAAAAACAGCACCAGCTGTACCCTCACCAACGCCCATAGCTACACTTATATTGTCTGAAGGAACAAGACCGAAAGAAGTAGCACCAGTAAGTATATCTTCTGATAATTTTAAAGCAAATTTACCAGTAGTTCCATAGCTATTAGCATATGCCGTTAAAGCCTTGTATCTCGATGTCTGTCTTAACTTACCTATCAAAGATAAAGGAATCTTTCTTGTTAACATTATCTGAGCCATTATAGGTAAAGAAGTACCTAGACCGCTAGCAACCATATCAGATATATCTGTAGTGGTTTGTTTAATCTGGTCTTCAGTCATCTCAATACCATTCTCTTGCATAATCTGACCAAACGTAGCTATAAAATCGGCATCAGTCTTAATATCAGGATTATCAACAAATATATCTAGAAAGCCTTCTCCAAAACCTTCAGCAAATAATTTTAGATTAGCAAATCCACCCTTATCTATTGAGCCTGGGTCTGTGTTTGTAGCCAAAACTCTAGTAGCTGCTATAAGTTTAGATTCATTCTCCTCATATAGTCTTTTGTAGTTACCTACAACTCTTCTAATATTTTTTTCAGATTCTGGCTCTAATCCTAAATATCCAATAGCATCATCTATAGTACCTCCAAGAACACCCATTCTATCAATATTCTTTTTTTCAAAAGCATCTTTAATAGATATTGGCTGACCTAATAAGTCTTTAAATGTTAATGTCTCAAAATCGTTCTCTAGTTGTTTTTTAATAGATGAGTACCTTTCATATACAGTCATTAATTCACCTCTATCGGTCTGGTCAAACATTTGATAGTTTAATTCTACCTGTTGATTAAATGATTGTACATTCTCTTTATTAGCAAACTCTCTATCAATTCTTTCTCCGTCAACATTAAACATAGGTGTAGTTATATTTATACTACCTATACCACGTTTTATTTGTCTTAGCTCTTTACGAAGTTCATTGGCGTTCTCAGCTCTAGGATTATTCTCTAATTCTTTTTCTATTTCGTAAGCTCTATTACTTAGCTTAGCTTTCTGTATATCTTCATCAGTAAGATATTTCTTGGCATTGTCCTCTAAGTCAGATTCAAAATTAAATATAATATTATTAGTTAAATCTTCTTTACTGTATTCAGAAAATCCAAACTCGCTAATAGTATTACCAACTATTCCGTAATTATTGTTAGCTCTATCAGAAAGCAACTCTCCTTGATAGTTTAGTAATTCTTGAGTCGTTAATCCTCTTCCAAATATTTTTGTAGCGTCTTCATTGTAAAAGTGCTCTGAAGGTAAAGAGTATATTATCTTTGCATCCCAGTCCTTTTCATTGCCTCTAAATGAATTTAAACTATTGTTTAATTGTATAGTTTTATTTTTATCTATGTTTTGTTTTATTTGCTGGTCTACTAAATCGAACTCAGATTGCTTTTCTGATAATTGTTTCAATATTTCTTTTGAAACTTTCCCTGGTAATTGTGGAGCCTCAGACATTCTATTATATCTAGACTTCAAACTATCTAACTCTTCTTTTAAAGTGTTATAAGTTTTGTTGAGTTCTTGCCCTTCACTATCAACATATACAAGAGTATCATCTTCTCCAAATCTTATAGTAGATAGGTACTCTCCGTCATCTCCTAATCCTACTGGATATGAGTGAACTATAGCATCTTTACCTAAATTTACTTGAGCTGCAATATCATCTTCAGATTCTTTAATTGGCTGCTGCTCACTGTATACCTTTTCTTTTTCAAAGTCAGGAACTTGAGATGCGTCTACTACAGAGCCATCTTTAAGCCATACTTGTGTTTGTAAGTTGTAATCAAAAACGCTTGAATCCGAAGCACCATCTTCCAAACCTGATGTAGAGCCATCCGTATCCGAAATTTTTTTTTTACCGTATTTTAGTTTAAAGTCGTTTACAACAGATTTTTGAATATCAATAGTGTATTTTTCAGGATTAGACCTCATTTTTAAAACAATAGCATCTAGTCTTGATATATTATCATCTGATAGTATTAAATCTTTAGAATCAACTTTAGCATCTTCAGCGTTTTTAGTAAGAAGATTCATTCTTTCAGTAGACTCAGCAGATAGCTCCCCATTGTTGTAAGCATTCATTAATTCTTCATCGTTGCTAAAGTCTTCTATTTCTATTTTTTCTTCAGGCACTAATGGAGTATCTATACCGCTTTCTTTTCTAGGGTCTCCCTCTGGAAGTGATTTAATGTACTCATTGTATTCTCTTAATCTTTTTTCTTCTTCAGTCTCTTCCATGTTCTAATATCCTAATTCTTCTCTAATTAAACGCATTTCTTCTTGTGTCATTTCTTGATTGGAGCTGTTCTTTTTGTTAAGTTTCTCAGCCATATTAATAACAGAACTAAACTGCTTTAATTCGTTAGTATTAAAAAACTCATCCAAAGGTACTAAAATTTGTTTTTTCTTCAAACCTTTAGTTTCTAATAATAATCTCTCAAAAGTGTTATAACTTTCTTTTTCCTCCTTGCTTTCTAGTTTAGCTAAATTTTTATTGAAATCCTCATCATCCATATTAGATGAAGCTGTACCTAAAACAAAAGGCTTGAAAACTATATTAGGATTTTTACTTTCTATATCACTTCTAGTTGCTATTTGATTATTTCTAGTATCTATAGCATGTATTCTAATTTCATCTGATTTTACACTAAATGTTCCTTTGCCGTATATATTATCTATTCCAGATATAGCTTGAGGGAAAATTACATTTCTTGTTATATCTACAACAGATTTTGACACATCTCTATTTAACATTTGCTTAGAGTAAGCTATGGTCTCTATATTAACAGAACCACCATCAATATCTATCGTGTAATCATTAATTATAGATTCATCTTCAGTTGCTTTTCTTCCTATAAAATAATCACGACTACTTCCTGGTGTTGTTATATTGTAATTCCTAACTTTTACTCCTCTTCCAGAGAATCTGCTTTCAAATATTTTATCTACAGCGTAATCCTCAAATGTATTTCCTTCACCATCCTCAGAGTTCATGTTATCTAAAAGATAATTAATATATTCAGGTTTTGGATTGTCAACACCTTCAACTTCTAAGGCATATTCAGAAGCTAAAACCTGTAAGGCAGGCTCAATATTGTCATCTTTAAATTGAATTTTATCTCCTAAGTTTTGTTTTTGAATTTTTTTTCTAATTAAATCTTTAGCTATTTTTAAGCCATTTTCTTTATAGTTAGAGTTTTCGTCAAAAAGAACAGCATCTGATACTCTAATGCTACTACCAACTAAACTAACCCAATCCTGAGGTTCTGATTTTTTAATAATTTCAGACTTTTCAAAGTTTAATTCAGGAATTGTACTTACAGGAACCCCATTATATTCAGCTTCATTTTTACCAAAATCAAATCCATTTGGGTCTAAGGAGTCTATGTATTGTCTCCTCTTTTCAAATTCATATACATCTGAGTCTACTGTAGAGCCGTCAGAATTATGAGCTACTATTCTTTTCCCATCCTCATCAATAAGATAACCATCATCATCTAATATATATTCTCCTGATTCTTCATCTTTCATTGGTGATTGCTCTCCAAATAAATACAATAAATCTTGTTCGGTTTCTATGTTTGAACTAGCTGAAAAAACATCTTCAGGAGTCAACAGCTTAGGAACTTTTTTTAAAGAATCTACATCGTACAATAAATTTCCTTCATCATCATAAGGATTTTGAACAGAAGTACTTAAAAACTCATAGGCTTGAGCCTCTCCACTAGAAAACTTTCCTAAATCTATTATCTGTCTCTTATAATCCTCTATGGTAGCATTTACCTCAGGCTCATCATATCTGCCAGCCATATCAACCTCATATTGATTGAGCTTCTCAAGGAGATTTTTTCTTATATTCATATAAGGCTTATCAAACTCTCCAGTAACCTTACTTAATTTTGGTTTAGGAGTTTTTCTTGAATTATCCAAACCATTATTAAGATTAGAGTTAGCCTTTTGTTTGTTGACTATTTCAGCAAACTTAGGAGTTTCAGCTGCCTGATAATAAATATACTTTGACATTATTTTTTAAATTTGAATTTAGGTTTATAGGAGCCTCCACTCATATACTTTTTAGCAAGCTCAGAGCTCATCTTTTCTTGAACAGACTCAGGAAGACTTGAAAAGCCTTTCATCTTGCTAGGAATTTTTCCGCTATCTTTATACATAATTCCTTTCTTAGCCATTTGCTCTTCAGCTTCATTTTCCATGTGTTCTAGGTCCTGCTTTTCAAACCTATCAAATAACATAGCCATATGATTCATCAATCCTTTCTCATCACCATCTTTCACTAAGTCTTGCATTTTCTTAGTATCTTCAGGGTTAAATATAGACTCACCTCCAGTAAGCTCTCCTACTTTCTCTCCATCCTGCTCTACATCAGAAACTCCACCCTTATCCATAATATCTATAGGATTTTTATCGTGGTCAAATTTACCTCTACTAACTTGAGGCTTTCCTTTTTCAGGAGTTATCATTCCTTCTTTAGCAACAGCAAGTGATGCTCCACCAGTAGCCGCAGCCTTTACAGCCTCTTTACCTACCTCATATGCGTCTTCACCAGCAGAAACAAAAGCTTGTTGTTTAGCCATTCTAGCTGCTAATGCTGAATCCTTAGATTCTTTTAAAGATGTTTGCATTCCTTTTAGTTCTTCCGTAGCTAATCCTCTTCTAACCACATCTTGAGAGCCTTCTTCAGAAGCTTTAGCTTGTTGAGCTGAAGTCAAAGCAGCTTGAGATTTATCCATAGCAGCCAAGTCAGCTGATTGTCCAGAAGCTAGTATAGCAGAAAGGCCAGCCATTGCTGATTTAGCTCCACCTTTTTGAGCAGCACCCATTGCTGTAGCTTCAGTGGTTTTTTGAGCCTCTTGTTTAGCCTCAACTAAACTTTGTGATATTGGCTCGTCAACCATCTTTTGAAGAGTGGTAGAACCTTTCATTTGAAGTGAGCTCTTATCGAAAGCATCTATATCAGACTGAGTTTGAGCAGCCTTTTGTTCAAATTCTTGTTGAAGTTTACCAGCCTGTATACCTCTTACAACATTACCTCCGATACTGTACTTAATCTTTGGTCTGTATTTCTTTTTAGATTTCTTGTTAGATTTTTTCATTTCTAAATTTTTACAAATATAATAAATTATTCTTCACTAAGCTCGCTTTTAGAGTTGTTAGAATTAACACTATATATCTCTATTGGCTTCTTAGTCCTCTTAGTTAAAGTAACATTCATAAAGTTACCTTTCATTCTATCCCCTTCAGCTTCTCCTGACTTAATAACATAGGCAAAACTGCTTGTTAATGCTGAGTTTGCATTTGATGTCAACGTATATGTGGTAGCTCCTATTGATTGTATAGTTCCAATTAGAGTGTGACCACCTGCTTGACTAAAATATATATTATCTCCTACATTAACTCCATTATTTGGAGTATCCGCTAAAGTAACAGTAGTTGAATCTACAGCTGTAGTTATGTTTCCTAGTCCAAAAAACTCACTATTACCAGGTTCTCCATCAATATCTCCAGTAGCAAAAGGAATGTCAGAATACAATAATCCTTCTTTTCTATTGTATGTGGTTTTATCTATACTAGTAGAAGATAGATTTGTATCTAATGTCGTGTCGTATGATGTCTTAGTTCCAGAGTTAACTCCATCAGCAGTAGTATCTTCAGCAAAAGTACCATCCACAGTTAGAGATTGATATGTTTTTACTTTATTAGGTAATCCATTAAAAGGAAACTTTAATTTAGTTTCAAAAGTTTCACCATAAAATGTAGAGTGGTCTGAGCTTGAGTCATGATGCCATAACTCACCATCTTTAAAAGAGAAAAATCTTCTATTTATCTTACCATACATCTCTGGCTCATAACTATGAAAAGAAGTCCACCTTTGATTTACTTCTGACCACACTATAGTATCATAAGGAGCGGTAATAGTGTAGACAGGTCCTTGCTCTTCAGGTTTTTTCCCTTTTGCTTCCCATTTAACATTGTCATTGTCATATCTATTATTATCTGTATAAACTCTAGGAAATGTAATAACATATTCATTGTGCTTAGGATTATAAGCTCCTAATATTCTAAAGGAATAGTTTACTAAATTAAATTGCTCTGGCATTGTGTGACTTAATGGCTCATCATACCAGTTACTAATATTATACGTAAATCCTGCTGTAGGATTTGCCTCTCTATACAACTCCGATTTATCTCTAAAATAGTCTAACATGTTAACTTTAGATATAGGTTTAAGCTCATTACCTTTTAATCTTAAAACAGCACCTTTCTTTATGTCTACCCAGTATAATATATTTCCATTAAAATCAAAAGACTCAGGATTTTTACTTATACCGTAGTGCTCTGAAAAAGCTATAGGATTTCCTAGTACATTAGAAGATAATCCTACATTTGCGCTACCATCAGCATTAGTTATAATATCTTTATTTATAGAAACCTTATAAGTCCTATCTTCCTGTATGACAACCATGTCAGTATCTCTAGAATGTATTTTTTGTATTGAGCCATCAGCCTTATCTAAATCAGAATAACTAAACAATTCAAAAGTGCTTAGACCATTATAATTTACATCAGGTTGAAAAGGTTCAGAATAAGTAATACTAGATTCCTTCAATTCTTCTCTAGCGTAAGGATTGAATACATTTGGCCTACCTATGTTTATGTGATTAGTAGGATAAAAATCATTCAAATGATAATCTTCTACAAAAGAAGTGGTAAATCTAAGCCCTTCAGTATCGTTATTAGAGTTTCTCATTATTCTCCTTTTAAAGAATACATCACCCTCATCAAAATATCCTCTTGCTGGAGATACCCCAACTACTTGAGTTTGAGTCATTCCTCTATGAGCTCTACTATTTTCATGAGGATTAGCTATAGTGTGTTTAAACCCAAACTCATAATAAACTCTAGTTGACTCATCTTCAGACTCTTTCAAAGGTCTGTATATTTCAAACAAACCATCACCAAAAAAGTTTGCTGTGCTGCCTGACGTTGATACATGGTCATAAGTTCCTCCAGATAAATCTATACTGTCTATAGTTATGAAGTATCCTTGCTCCTCTAAAGGTTCTCCTAGTTCAGTTGAGCCATTATAAAGGTCGTATCCAGTAATAGCAACATCTACATATACGTCTGTATGAGCAGTTGGCGTATCGTAATTCCAAGGAGAGGTTATAAACCTTATTCTATCCCCCTCAACATAACTATAATCTATTAATGGATTGTTTTGAGTTCTATAAGAGTCAGGAGAACCTTTTAAAGATTGTAATGATAAAAATATTCTAGACTCTCCAGTAGCTGGAATTGTTGATGTAAAAGCTCCAGGACATATAAACTGTATAAACTCATCAACAGATGTATTCTTAGAATATGCCCAACTCCAATACTTAGCCCACACAGGAGGCTGATGATTTACCGACCAGTCTATTCTGGCCTTTCCGTAGTTGTTGCTTTGACCAGGATTTATAGATTCGTCAGCATTAAAACCTCTTTCACTAAAAAATTTAACATAACACTTAGATGTTCCATTTTCGCTATCTATAGCTACAGTAGAATTTCTTCCTTTTCCGTCATAATAAATTATTCCAAAGTCGTGAAAAGCACCAGCTTTAAAGCTACCAGACTTTCCGTCTCCACCGCCAATACCTATAACCTCCATAGCAAAAGTGTTGTCTTTATTTGCTCCGCTCAACTGTGGGTCTTCATTAGCGAATGTAGGGTTATTAAAGTTTAATGATATACCAGCTTTTTTACCACTGTCAAATATCTCACCATCAGCATCTGGATGAACATGCTCTTCAACACATATTAATCTAAATTTTCTACCGTCATCTCCTTGAGGAACTTCATCAATATCAATAAAATTATTTTTAGTATTTGATATAAGAGGCAATACTAAAATCTTTTTTTCTGTATCAACGTAAGGACCATGTAACCATGCGTAGTCTCCATTGTCAGGCTTATCCGATATAGAGGAGTATTTTGAATAGGTTGCTCCTAATTGCTCAGCTACATAAATCATTTGTTGGTCTAATCCAGAAGCATCATCGGAAAAATCTATTCCAGAAGATGCGGTGTTTATTGATTTCTGAATATCAATTATATGTACCTTACTATCTTGAACTCTATCTCTTGTAATCAAATTACCTGGATTTTGAACTCTGCAAGCAAATCTTGCGCTAGCATTTATGTTTACTATTTGATTTTCAGAAGTCTCAATATCACCGTAGTAAAAAGCAAATGTTATTTGAGGGTATCCATTAGTTCCTCCAGTTTTAGTTCCGCAAAAAGAACTTTGTCCTGCTTCGTCAACTGGAGTCGGATATTTTACTAGTTGATTTATTTGAAATGTTTCTCTATCGGTTCCATGACTATCTTGACCATTGGTATCTCTGTTGTAATTTCCAGCTACATTGAATTGTCCATCATAAGGACCGTATTTATGTCTAGATTTATATGATGAATTATAAGGGCCTATTACAATATTTATGTTCGAGCCGCCCTCTTCAAGACCTTTACTAGAAATCTCCCAAGTCTTAGATGCGTCCTGAGCCAATCCTACTAAATTAG